TAACCATCATGATGCTCAGCAAGATGCACTTACGGGTATTCAGATTCTTGGAAGAATGCTCAACGACCTGTTTGAAACATACATACGGAGAGTGATTTAATGTTAATAATGATTTACGTGCTTCTAACCATATTTACCTGGCTCTATAGTGGCTACAAGAGTGGGCAAGAGCTTGCAGAGATTAAACACCGGATTGAAAAAGGTGAAATGCAACCCCAGTATATTCAGGTGAACTACGTCAATGTGTTCTTCCAGGGACTCTGTTGGCCTACATACTGGATGGTCTTTATCGGACAGTGGGTATTCGATAAAAACGTAAGGATTAAAGGCCCTAAGATTGTCGAGACCAAATTTGGGAAGGGTAAATAATGGGAATAAACATCGGTGAAGGTTTTCAGGTCATATATGCGGATTGTCCATGGGAATATGATAATCCGCAGGACTTTGACCCGGCAAGAGGAGGGACACCTTATAAACAAATGAAAATGGCAGACCTCTGCCAAATGTGCGATCTTGTTAATCAGGTAGCAGCAAAAGATAGTATACTGTTTATGTGGGCTACATTCCCTAAGTTAATCGAAGCTCTCCAGGTAATGGGAGCATGGGACTATAGATACGTTACTGTGGCCTTTGACTGGATTAAGCTGAACCCCAATGGTGAGTTGTATTCACCTATGGAGAACATGGCTACATTCAATACTCCAGGTAAAAATGATGGTATACGAATAACTCCTAAAGACATCATCCTCAAAGGTGGTGTTCGATCTGGGCAGGGCTATTACACTAATGCAAATGCAGAGATATGTTTGCTTGGCACCAAAGGTAAAACCGGGGAACTCCGGGCTAACCGATCTGTAAAGCAAGTAGTATTCTGTGACGATGTAGCCAATCGTATTGGAGATGAGGGTGAATGCATTATGACTCCTATCAAGGAGCACAGTGCTAAACCTGAAGAAGTCCGGGAACGTATAAATGCTCTCACTGGTGGAGTCCCGGCACTTGAACTGTTTGCTCGACCCCCGGCTAGAGTTCCTGGATGGGTTAAATTGGGTTGGGAAATTGATAATAAAGACATCAGAGAAGTCATGCAAGACTTAATAGATGGAAACTACAGGAGACCTAAAGATGCCTAAGCATACTTATCCAAACAAAATCTGCTGGGATTGTGTGGCACTCACTGGTAAACAGACCCTTGTTGCCCAGGATATCGTTCAGGAAGAAGCTGTATGTGATGTCTGTAAGCGTAAGGGAGTTGTAGTTCCTCCTGTATCATTAGGGCACTTCTCCAGAGAACAGATAGCATTAGCCCGGTCTGAATGCAAGCGTCTAGGTCTCTATAAAGCAGATGGAGTTACCCCTGAAGCAATGTATAAGGCTATCACCATTGTAGAGGGTGTTCTGGGGACTGAGCATATGTCCCTATGGACTAAAAAGATGGTTGATGGGATAAAAGCTGATCTGGAATCAGGAAAGTCACTGACTAAGTATGATCTGGAGAAGCTTATGTTCTGGTTCACCAATGATGTGAACATGATGAAAGAAAAAGAAGAAGCTCCAAGTCCAATTATAACAGTAGGTAAATAGTCATGATAGGATACATATACCAACTACAAGATGTGATGGATAATTTTGATGATGGGCAGTTTATGAAGGCAAGAAATCTTGTCCATACTACCATTGACCAGAACTTCAAGATATTTTTGATCGGCAATGGTGGGTCTGCAGCTATGGCTATGCACATGGCTAATGATCTGAGTAAGCTTGTTGCTGATGGAATCAAACGTCCTGTCAAGGCTATGTGTCTGACCTCTGAGGTATCGACACTCACTGCAGTAGCCAATGACAAGGACTATTGCTATATATTTCAGCATCAGTTAGAGAACTGGGCAGTTCCCGGAGACCTGGTAATAGCATATTCGTGCTCCGGGGTATCCTCTAATATTCTACATGCAGTATCCTGGGCAAAAGAGCATGGGGTTAAGGTTCTCAGTTTTACTGGTGGAACATCCCTCTATAATGAGTCAGATGCTGGAGTTTTTATAGATTCAGATTCGTGCCAACAGATTGAAGACATGCATCTTATTCTTAGTCACCTGATGTGCCTAGAACTTGTGGAGAAATTCAATGATTTCTAAGGCATTGATCTTGGCAAGTGGAGCAGGTTCCCGATTAGGTGGATGGAATAAGGGTATGTTGCCAGTCTACAATAAACTGGCAATCTACTATGCCCTTGACCTTGCTGCTGAAGTTGGCATTAAGTCTGTAGGTATAACCTGCGGATTTTCTACATTCGATGTATTCTGGATAGAGCTTAATGAGTTCTACAAGGATATGGACATCAACTTAATAATGCAAAAAGATGGTGAAGGGCCAGTTGCAGCTATACAATATGCTGAGAGCTGGCTGAATAAGGAGGGGTGTCTGGTGCAATATGTTGACAACATAAACCTTGACCCGGCACTTCCTCTTTATATCAAAGATAGACTATCTGACCCCGGTTGTACTACGTTCCCATACTATAAACAAAACAACACCGACTGTGGTCAGATAGTCTTAGGTAGTCAAGGGGTTGAAAAGATAGTTGAAAAAGCAAACCCCTCATTATCCCCATGGTGTCTTGGGGGAGTGCATATATTCGATAATAATATTAGCAAGTATGCTAAGATGGTCAAACCAAGACCTGAACTTAATATGGTTGACCTATGCCAAGTCTACAATTCAAAAGGACAATTACATATCGGTGGAACAGTTAAAGAGGTTTACGATATTGGAACGTTTGAGGGGTTGTATGCAGCAAATACTGCTGTAAGAGAATTATGGTTATCAGCAAAACACCAATGCGAGTCAGTATTATAGGTGGTGGAACTGACTATCCAAGTTATTATAAGAAAAATGACTATGGATGTGTAATCAGTATTGCCATTGATGTCTATGTTTACGTTATTGTAAAAAATAGACGGGATTCAGATATAGCTATCAATTGGTCTCAGCATGAACGGGTAACTGAGGTAGATGAGATCAAGCATGAATTAATCCGGGAGGCAATGAGACTTCTTAGAATAAGTGATGGTATTGAGATAACTACAATATCAGACATTGATAGTCAAGGTTCCGGGTTAGGCAGCAGCTCTGCAGTTCTTGTTGGAGTTCTTAATGCACTACATGCATATAAGGGTGATGTAGATATTACCCCAGAAAGACTTGCAGTAGAAGCTACTTATATCGAACAACAGATATTGCATAAACCAATCGGACTACAGGATGCATGGCCATGTGCTATAGGTGGTATAAATTATTATAGATTCTACCCGAATGACGATTGTGTTCACTATCCAGTTGATATAGCAATAGATGAGCTGGTTTTATTCAAGTGTGGTCTAGCTCGGCAATCCGATGAAATATGTGCTCAAACAGGTGAAAATGCTGAAGCAAATAATAAGATACTGAATGAGATGAAGTATGCCACAGAAGACCTGGCAAAAGGTATGATAAAACTGAGGTATGCTTTAGCCCAGGGTTGGGAATTGAAAAAGCAACTCTGTGAGAATATTAGTAATCCAACTGTTGATAAGCATGTCAAAGCACTCCAGACTTCTGGAGCATGGGCATGTAAACTTTGTGGTTCCGGGGCCAGTGGTTATATACTGGCTTGCACGAATCCAAAGAACCATAACTTTTTGAGGGGTATGACTCCTCTGCAGTGTCTACCGATAAATGTCTCTAAAGGGAGTGAGATTATATACAATGGATAAAAAAGTAATTGCAATAACCCTATACCGACGACCTGATTATACACAGGTTCTATTTGATGCCCTGAAAAAATGCTATGGGATAGAAGACTATATGATCTTTGTATCCTGTGACTATGATGAAAGATTCCATGAGGGATGCACTAAGTCACTCAGAATAGCTGAGGCATTCAGGGATACATTCCATTCAAATACTATTATTAGCCAGAATATACCTAAACTGGGGATAGACCTCAACAAGCTTTATATTCTGCCACTGGCCTATGAACAATCGGACTATGTTATATTCCTGGAGGATGACACTATACCATCCCCGGATGCACTCCGATACTTTGAATGGGGTCAACATTTCAAAGATAACCCTGACATTATAGCTATTTGTGGCTATGAGCGATATGGTGATATACCATTCCATAACCTGGTTCTTGAGCACCAGGCACATGCAGCATTCAAGCTTGTGAACAAGTTCTCATCCTGGGGATGGGCATTATGGAAAGATCGATACGAGAGAATCTATGGTATGGATGGAAGTAACTACATACCTTTTGTCGATGCACCTAATGGTCGATTTGACTGGCACTTATTCTGGCAGTTCAAGGGTCTACAGGGATGTATATTCCCTCGGTTGCCTAGAATACAATCCATTGGGGGTGAGATGGGTGAGCATACCCCTAATGCCCAATGGCATAAAGATAATGAATATAATCCACTAGGAGCTTGGTGCCAGGAAATGCCTGACACAGATCAATGGCAGTTAGTATCTGCAGACTGGGATACTGCTATGAAGGAGTTATCAGAATGACAGTATCAGATGAAACCACTAAGTTAAGACCCTACATTGCTCAATACTGTAGTGGTAGGGGTGTTGACCTTGGCTGTGGGTGTGCAAAGATTGTGCCTGAAGCTATCGGGGTTGAGTTTACATTTTATAATGAACCCCAGCAAGCTCTACTCTATACGGGTGAGAACTATTTTGGTCATGATCTTAACTGGGGACTTCCCATGTTCCAGGATAATGAGTTGGATTATGTGTATTCCAGTCATGTCCTTGAAGACTTTGAAGACCCAGAAGTTAAACTAACAGAATGGACTAGGGTTGTTAAGCCCGGTGGTCTGCTCATTCTGGTTCTGCCTCATGGAGATTTCTACCCTAAAGCCGGGACTCCTGAAGCAAATGGTTCCCATAAAATGGACTGGTGGGAAGACACTCTTACTGATATGGCAGAAAGATTGAAGCTGCCAATCAATGTTGAAGTGGTAATAAGACCAGAATACTTCCGCAAGCATGGCACAGATACCTGGTCTTTTGTTGTCATATTCAGGAAGGTCAATGATGTTCTCTAATCTCCATGACTTTACTAATAGGCCTTTAGAAACCTGTTACAATGCTGATGGCCCTATAGTTCCTGAGCAATATGCTTGGGAACTAGAGCAGCTTATCAATATTTATATTGAAAAAAGACCTCTTAGTATTGTGGAGATAGGAGTACGAGAGGGTGGAACTTTATATCATTGGTTAAAAAATATAGACCCAAAAGCCCAGATAGTTGCTATCGATAATATAATATCAGTAGAACAAAGAACTCTCTGGAATAGTTGGGATGTAAATAATCAGCTCACCATAATAAATAGTAACTCTGCTGATTGTGTAGATCAGGTCAAACAGATATTCCCAGATGGAGTAGACTGGCTATTTATTGATGGTGACCATAGCTATGAAGGGGCACTCTCTGATGTTATGCTATATGGGCCTTTAGTTCATGGAGTTATGGCTCTACACGATATACTATATGATAGATCGGGAGTACCGAAACTATGGTATGAGATTCGTAGAGCCAGCTATATAACTCAAGAGTTCATTGCTAATAGAGAGGATGAACATGGTGCTGGGATAGGAGTGGTTTACTTATGAGTGACAATAAACGATGGAGAGTTTTACAAGAGGCAGTAATAGGAGCTAAGTCTATTGTAGAGATAGGTTTGCTCCGGGCTGATACTGAGGGTCATAGGTTGGGTGATGGTCATTCAACCAGATTCTTTTCTGAGTATATTCTAGCCAATCCGGGGGTAAAGTATCTTGGCATAGACATAGACCCGGAAGCTGTGAAGCTTTGCAAGGGACTCTTCCCACACATGAAGTTTATGGTAGGGGATGGCCTTAAAGTTCCACATGCAGATAGTGTTGACTTCCTTTACCTGGATGGAAGTGATTGTCCAAAGGAAGCTCTCTGCCAATTCCTTGGTTTCTTCAGAGGAGTCATAAAGACTGTAGTTATCGATGACACATTCATGAAGGTCATTGATGATGAACGGTTACCAGGAAGTATTGGCTATAACTACTGGATAGGTAAGGGAGCAATACTTATGCCCTACCTTGATGCTATCGGATGGAGTGTAGCCTGTGAGGAAGACTACATGGGAGTAGCTTACAATGATTGAAGTATTAGACTTTCAAGAACGTATGAAAGGTATCCGCAGTCAAGGGACTGAGCACCATGCCTGGTTAGTATATGGGCTTATTCGATGGCTTAGACCAGAAGTAGTTCTGGAAACAGGGCCTTGGCAGGGTTATATGACAGCTCATATTGCATTAGCCTTGATGCACAATGAAGCTGGTTCAGTAACATCGATAGACAACTTTGCATATACCGATGGTAACAGCCTTGGGAATCTGATGAACAACCTTATCAATTCTGGTGTATACGGGTCTCATGTAAAGTTGATTGAGGGAAATAGCCTTGATGTTCCCTGGCCCGAACATATAGACCTTGCTATTCTCGATGGTGATAGGTCAGCTCCCAATTTCTCAAAAGAAGTTCAGAGAGTTATAGACTCCGGGGCAATATGTTTCTGTGTGCATGACACACATCATGACCCGGAGGCATACTGGTTTATGAAAGAGTTCCGGGAAACCCATCCAGACTGGTCAGTTATTGACCCTACCATTGAGGGTGGTTTTGCAGTAGCAATGAAGAATGTTGCCGGGAGACTAACAGGGTGGATGCCCTCATGATTAGTATAGTCTTTGCTCAATGTAACCACTCAGAACTTACTGTTCAAGCCATAGCCAGTGTGAAAGACTATGTTGATGAGATCATCGTTGTAGATGACTGCAGTTTAGAGGAACATAAAGTTCCTATCCGGGCACTTGAGGGAGTCAGACTTATTGAGTTGACTGAGAAAAGTCTGCCTCCAAAGGGGTTTAATATCGGGTGGTTGGAAGCTAAGGGGGACTACATATTCATTGCCAACAATGATATAGTGGTAGCTCCGACCACCATACCCCGGATGATTAAAGGATTCCAGGATTTACCATCTGCAGCATGGATAAGTGGTTCTTATATCTTTGGTGACTGGCCCAGTTGCAGCAGACATGCTCCGGGGCATATAAAACAGCAGATGGATGAATCCAATGGTCAGAATCAGGCTGAGCTGTTTGCCTGGGCCGAAGCTCTGGATGGTCACTCAGAGTATCGACTGGCTACAGATTCTACGTTCTTTGTAGTAAGTAGAGAGGCCACTGAAAAAGTAGGAGTCTTTGAACCAATTCTATACTCTCTGCTAGAGATGGACTATTCAATGAGACTCCATGATGCTGGGATGAAAATGGCCTGTTGTACCAATGGCATAATCTGGCATAGACATCATGTAACTGTTGTTGAACATGTCACCCAGGATGAGGCAGCAGCAAAGTCAACTGAGTGTTACAAGTTTCTTATCGATAAATGGGGTGACAGATTTCCTCAGTTTATGGAGAATCTACGAACATGATAGAGTTCTCTTCCACCAGTAAAATATTCAAATGGGCTGATCGAGTATTGGACTATGTAGAAAATGGTTCAACTCGACCAGTTCATCTGGCTCTACATATCACCAATAAGTGTCCTCATAACTGCCCCCAGTGCAATGGGGGTAGGGAAGCTGACCCTACTGCTGAACTTGATATTGATACCATTTATCGAGTGTTAAACTGTGCTGAAAGAAATGGTGCTAAGGCAGTCACATTCGGTGGTGGGGGTGACCCTCTTGCTCATTTAGACTTTGTAGATGCCATTAAACATGCAGCAGAGTGTCGATTATCAATTGGAGTTATAACCAATGGAGTTATACTCCCGGATGAAGCTCTGAAAGTTATGGCTGAAAAGTGTACTTGGGTCAGAGTAAGTCTTGATGCCGGTACAGAAGAACAGTATAAACAAACACATGGTCAGTCAGCAAACCTGGAAAAGACCTTAGCCAATATAAAGAGACTTGCAGACTTTCCAGGTCGTAAAGCGACTATTGGGGTAAGTTACTTAACCAGTGCTAATTGTATAACTGATATACCGATAGCCATTGATAAAGTTGCTAAGACCGGGGCAGACTATATTATATTCAGACCCTATGATGGGGACACCTTTGATGCCTCTGAGATAATAGGTGAATATAGATCGGGACTTCAGATAGCAAAGCATTATGAACGGATTCAAAGTCCAATAAGATCATATACTAAGTGCCATGCTATGCACTTTATTATTGAAGTAACCCCAACTGGTTTAGTCTTTCCTTGTTGTTACTGGAAAAATCAAAACAAACTCGCATATGGCAATGTGAATATTGATTCTCTGGATGAGATACTTCATTCCAGGCAATTCAAGAAGTTTGCTGAACGGGACATAACAAAAATATGCCCAGAATCTTGCAGAAACCATCCTATGAATGAGACAATAGAGGTCTGCTTCTGCAGACCAGTCACACACAAGGAGTTCTTATGAAAAAAGTGCTATTGATATCCCCGTTTAAGACTGACTCCGGGGAAAAGAACTGGGGCAGTCCTCCCCTTGGGTTATATCGATTAGCCAGTTGGATTAGTCAGTGGTGTATCTCAAAAGTTGAGGTAACTATTCTGGATTTAGCTATAAATGAGATTCCAGAATCATTTAAGGAATACCACTATGTTGGTTTTAGTCCCTTAAATGAGACTCTAGCCAAAGATATGGAACTCATGAATAGGGTAGCAAAAGATAACCCGGAAGCAGTTTTAATCTGTGGTGGAGTTGAAGCTACCCTTAACTATCAGACTATCCTGGAAAAGACCCCTATTGAATGGATAGTTACCGGGTATGGTGAAGAAGCTCTTACCGATATTATTGATGGAATCAAAACCTCAATACCTGGAACTATCCGAAGGGTATACTCAGAATCTCTTGAGGAATATACTCTTGGGCATTACTTCTCACATCTGGATTTCTCAAAGCTCAACTACGAAACTTACTGGAAACAGACTGCAGCTCTCTATAAAAATCCCAATTATGAAGATATCAATACTGTCCGTCTGGTTACCAGCAGTCATTGCAATCGGGGTTGTGCATTCTGTTCAGTAACACAATGGCAGAAAGCTGCTGTTGGCAGACTTAGTAAGCCAGCAATGTTGGATGCTGATGAGCTAAAACTGGTAGTAAGCAAAGTTATTAAACAAGTCCCAGATGTCCGAACAGTATTTTTCTGTGAGGATGACTTCTGCCAGGATAGAAAACGAGTAGAAGAGTTTTGTGAGTGGTCAAAAGATACCTCTATTAAGTATCTGGTACAGACTCATCTATCTCATGTAGACTATGATATGATTCAGACTTTGAAAAAAGGTCGAGTTAGACACCTGACCCTTGGTATTGAAAATGCTAGTATGAATGTTCTGAAGTCTTTCCATAAGATTCAGAATCTGGAGCTGGTGCCTGATGTCATTAAGTGGTGTATAGATGCTGGTATTAATCCATATCTACTCATCATTCTATTTGCTCCTGCATCTACTATTGAAGACCTAAAAACCAATGTTAAAGTTCTCCGGGAATGGTCAAACATGGGAGCAAGTATAAGTATTGAACCAGTGACTATGGCATATCGAGGTTCCCCATTCTGGGAATCCCTGCATGACTTTGAGTATGATGTAATAAAGGTCTCACCGGGGATAAATCTAAAACGGGCATTACGCATTCTCCCGGATGACCCGGATGCCAGAAAAGTTCAGCTTGAGTTCTGTGAAAGATGGCCTGAGTATCTGAAGTCTAAAGAGCTATCTCACGCATTCAAGGGCAAGACTTCTAAGCACATGACTGACTTGCTGGAGGAAATCTTAAATGAATATAACTATTGATTGCAATACTGGTGGGCCTCTGTATGAATGGGCAGACCATAGTGTAGATGATGGTATCGGAGGGTCTGAGGAAGCTGCTATCTACCTTTCCAGGGAACTGGTAAAGCTTGGGCATAAGGTTATTATGCATAATAACTGTGGTCAGTATGCAGGGATGCATAATGGTGTAGAGTATCAGCACTTTACAGAGCCAGTGCCAACAACCGATGTCTATATTGCTTGGAGAAATTGGCATCTATGCAAAGGTAGGCAAGATAGGTTTAAGTGGGTATGGTGCCATGATCTGCCACAGGGAGTTCATTGTCCTACTAGACAAGAGATTGCTGATGGTGCCCTAAACTCTATAGACAAGTTTGTAGTGTTGAATAGCTATCATCAGAGAGTATATATGGATGCTGGAATCCCGGAGGACTATACTTTTGTATCTCCGAATGGAATACAGATAGAACAGTTTGACCAGGATATAGAACGTGACCCGGCACAGGTCATATACTTTAGTCATCCAGGTAGAGGCCTTGACCGTTTAAGAGAAGTCTGGCCCCAGATTCACCAAGCTGTGCCAGAGGCCTCTCTAGCGTCATTCTGGTGGGAACCAGAGCACTTCCGATCATATAACTCAGGGCAGAACATACTTCCTATGAGGAAGTTAGGTCATATGGAGCTTGCTGCTGAATGTCTCAAGAGTGGAGTCTTCGGATACCCCAGTGTGTTTGCACCTGAGATATGTCCTATCACCACAATGAAAGCTCAGCTTGGTGGAGCTATCCCGGTCGTAGTTATTCAGGGTGGTATGGTCGATACCATTAAGTATGGAGTCCAATGTTCCCAGGGTATGTTTGCCCAGGAACTCATCAGTGCTCTCAGGATGAGCATAGCAGGGGACTTAGATGCAGAGAGGTCTGAGATGATGGCTTGGGCCAGAGACACCTATTCCTGGAAGTCTGTTGCAGAGCAATGGAGTAGTGTCTGGTGAATAAGGACTTAACTAAACGATACTTGATATATCTCTTACGTTGGCAACTGTCAACACCGATCTTAGCTCCTTGTGTAAATTACTTTGCCCCCAGTCTTGGAACTATGGGGGCAACAGCCCTTGCTAACCTTATAGGGGGTCTTTTATTCTTCTGGTGGGATAGACACTTTGTATTCAAACGTAAAAAAACTGGTAATTGTACCAGTTGTGGCGAACCCATCCATGAGATACAATGAATGTAGTTGATGCAGATTATCGCACTTACCGAGCGGAGTATATGACATTTCAAACTTCGATATCCTTTACGGTAAAGGTAGCTATTCTCGGGTTTATAGTTACCCGTAACATTTGATGTGTTGCGTCTGCTCAGCTAGGGGTGGTCTAAGTCAGGGGAATCTAGCCGGGGTGCAAATCCTCGTTAAAATGTGTATCCGATAACTGCTGCTAGAGCTGTAGGTGTCTGCTCTTTTTGATAGAAGGGGCACTGACTTAGATACCCGATTCAAACTTTGAAAGAGAGGTAATATAATGGAAAGTTATACTGTATATGAAGTGATACGAGATGATGAAGTAGTAATTACTACTACTGATAAACAGCAAGCACAGAACTTTGCTAAGTCAATTGCTGGTGTAGTCAAAGAAGTTCAGACTACTGATGCTGCTATGTTCGCGGAGGAAGTTGTCCAATGATTAAAGTAACTCTGGAACCAGGGGCAAGACTCCCGGAATATGCACATGACACAGACTCCGGGGCCGATCTATTCTCTAATGTATGTACAGTTATCAATCCTGGGGAAACCCGTATGGTAGATACTGGCATTAAGATTGAGCTTCCAGTTGGTTTTGAAGCTCAAGTCCGATCTAAGTCAGGCCTAGCCTGTAAGCATGGAATACATGTTCTCAATTCTCCTGGCACAATTGACCAGGGATACAGAGGGCCTGTAAAAGTTATTCTCCATAATGCAGGAAAAGAGCCATTTGTAGTTGACTTCGATATGAAAATTGCTCAGATAGTCATTGCTCCATATGTCCAAAAGACATTTGTAGCAGTTGATGATCTTTCAGATTCAGTCCGAGGTGAGAATGGCTTTGGGAGTACAGGTAAATGATGAGAGAATGTGGAACTGGCTTTATGAGCTTAGTCTCAGAAAAAGTAATCGACCTGTTTGCTATCAAAAAGTCTGACATCAATGCCTGGGATATTGCATGGTCTTTGAGCCATAGCAATCGATATAATGGTCAGACTCCGGTTCCATGGGACGTACTCAGCCATACAGGTATGGTATATGCTCTCTATATGGCAGATCACCGGAATGACTTTAACCCCAAGGTTGCTTTGTCCATACTGCTTCATGATGCTGCTGAAGCCTACATTGGTGATATAGTTCAACCAATTAAGGGACTTCCTCAGATGGCATGGTTTATTGAGCTGGATGATACTATCACTGAAACTATCTTTGATGCATTTGGCCTTGATTGGATGAACACCGACTGGGATGCTATTAAGCATTATGATTATCTGGCAGTGAAACATGAGATTCACTGGTTAAAACCTACAAGTAACCAAGACCCCTTATGGTCTTATATTGATGTCCCGGTAGATAAATATTTACCACTTGGTAAAGCTAAACCCTGGGAATTAGTTGAGCTTCTAAAAGACCCCAAGTTTGGGGTTGATAATCCTGACCTGTTTACGGTACCAGAGATTCTGATTCCGTATCTCAATGAAGCTGGTAAAGCAAAGGTAGAAGAACCTGTTATACTACCATCTACTCCTAGTGCTTCAGATTTAGATAGGATGAGAGTATAATGAATGCTAAAGTAATAATCCAGACTAACTCTATCAGTGGTCAGAAAAATGTATGTTTTACCACTGATATGACAGCTCCCCTTGAAAACTTTCTGGTGTCATGGCCAGAATACACTGTCCTGTCGGGGACAGTGTTAATTTTAGATATGAACAATGATAAGTTGAGTGAAGCACTTCTTGATGTAGAACTCCACTCAACTGACACTGGCACAGAATCTATTGAACTGATGCCAGAGGAACAGGAAAAACTACGTGCAATGTTGGAAGGAGTTATAAATGGCAATTCATAGTAGAGTAGCTTCTAAGCTGCAAGACTATATGGTTAACAGAAATATAGAATCCCTGAAAGAGCTGGTAACATTACTTCAGGAAGAGATTCAAGACCCCTCAATGCAAGAGGCCATTCTTTCTATCCGTATGACCCGTAGTGACGTTGAACAGGCTGTTCTGGAGAATGACTTCCTGAAGCTTCCTGTAGTTGCTGTAGACTCAGATGTACCGGTACACGAGGACAAGATGATTCGGGTAACCTGTAAAGATCAGCCCGAGGATAGTTGTCTTATCTTTCGTGTTGGGAGCTTGGATGGTAACTTCATTAAGTTATTTCCCATTGGTGGGTTTGACGAATGAGTATAAAACTAGGCTTTGGTGATTGTCGAGCAAAGATGGCTAAGCTGGCTGATAACTCCATCGATTCTATGGTCACAGACCCTCCTGCAGGGATTGGATTCATGGGAAAGAAGTGGGATACATTCACCAAAGCCGAGTTCAAAACATTCATGATGGAATGTATGTCAGAAGCATACCGAGTTATGAAACCCGGAGCACATGGATTGGTATGGGCAATACCCCGAACATCCCATTGGACAGCAGATGCATTAGAGGATGTAGGGTTCGAGATCAGAGATAAAATATTCCATGGTTTTAGTTCCGGGTTTCCAAAAAGTCTATCGATATCGAAAGCTATTGATAAAGAACTTGGTTGTGAAAGACCAGTAATTGGAAGTCAAAGACTTACTGGTAATGCAGGAACCCCTGTAGCCCTGAAAGGTGGAACCTTTTCCTCCGGGGTCAAGATCAATACCACTGGTGTAGTTATCGATATTACCGGGCCAGGATGTGAAGAATCCGAGGAATGGGATGACTGGCATACAAACTTGAAACCATCTGTTGAAGAATGGATTATGGTTCGTAAACCTTTATCCGAGGGTAGCATAGCCAGAAATGTATTGAAGTGGGGTGTTGGAGCAATCAATGTTGGAGGTTGTAGAGTTGGTGGAAGACATCCTGCCCAGTTCACTATGACATGTGAGTGTGAGGGTGAAGAACATAACTCAGACTGTCCTGTGACACTCCTGGATGCCCAGAGTGGCACTATTAAAGGTTCCAAGGGTTCTGGGTTAACTCCAACAAAAGCCCGGAGCTGGAAGAATGCTTCTATAGCTGGCATTAATCGGGTAGGCTATGATGATACCGGGGGTGCCAGTAGGTTCTTCTATATATCGAAACCTTCAAAGAAAGAAAAGGGTGATGGTAACGATCATCCAACAGTCAAGAGTATAGACTTAATGAAGTATCTTGTTACATTGGTAACTCCTCCGGGAGGAACAGTTCTTGACCCCTTTGCTGGAAGTGGCACAACTGGAGTAGCATGTATTGAATTAGGATGCAGCTTTCGAGGGTATGAAGCCGATGAACATAACTATCTGTTAGCCAAAGAAAGATTGGAGGAGGCATTATGATTATAAAAACTCCTGGTAAAAAAGGGACTATTATTGAAAAACCTGTAGAGGTTGGTGGTGGAGTTTCTATTCGGATTCAGGGAACCCTATACCTACTCACTTGTAAGGTTTTACAGATCAATGAGGATGAAAAAACTGTAGAGGTCAAAGGGGTAGACTTTCAGGGATGGATTTCTCAGGATGCTATAAAGGATTGCATGAATCCTGGCACTTATGCCTTGGATAATGCTATCAATGTTATTGGAAATCAGTGATAAGACCTAGCAGGACTCTTACCCCGGAACAAATTAAAGAAAAGATGTGTGGTAATAAAGAAAAGCATCAAAGCAGAAAAAATGCAAAGCAAGTTAAGAAAGAACGAGAACGTGTCTATAGAACCAAAATGAATGTCTATAAGTGTGACTTCTGCGGATTCTATCACATCGGGCATAAGGAGTAATATATGCTTACTGTACCTAAAGGCTATTCACAGATCAAAGCTACCTTTGGTAACCCGGAGAAGCATGGAGAATTGAATGCTGCTTGGGTTAAGGCATCACTTACCCAGGTAGACCTACCATTCACGATGAGGAATGCCTACAAGCCTACTCAGAGTATCACCCATGCTACTGTTCATAAACTCATAGCACATGAGTTTATCTCTGCTCTTACTGATATCTGGAACTATGCCAGAGTTGAAGTTAAGAAAATACATGGCACTGATGAGTCAACAGAGTTTTATGACAATCGATGTCATGATTATCTGGCAGACTTAGGTCTTGACCTCTTTGGTGGAACATTCGTTTATCGAAAGAAACGGGGTTCCCTGGAGTTGTCTATGCATTCATTCGGAATAGCTTTTGACCTGAACCCTGGTGAGAACCAGATGGGCACTGATGGTAACATGCCACAGTGGGCTATCAATATATTTAAGAAGTGGGGATTCTCTTGGGGAGGACTCTGGAAGGGCCATGGCAAAGACCCTATGCACTTCCAGTATGCAACAGGAGCATAAACTGGTAATTGTACCTGTATCTATCTCCCGGACTATACGATATACTGAAATGAAAGGGAGATAGATATGGCAAAGTTTGTTGTTGAAGGCACCCCAGTAGGTGATGGTGATACAAGTGGTTGCTGTGCCTATGGTTGTGTGGTTGGGGTAATCGTATTTGTGTTTGGTTGTTTTTTCATAGATAAGATTATAGTTTGGTTATGGAATCTATAAGGAGGCAAGTTATGAGTGAAGAGAATGTAGTGAGAATTGATGAGGATGAAGACCCATTTGGTCTGGAAGCTGCTCCCGAGGGAGTTGTAGTAGCAGACTCAGTGGAAGAGGAACTGGTTATCGTTGATGAGGAGTCTATGGCCCTGGTTAACACTATAACTGGAGAAGTTATGGGATACCAGGAAATTCCACCTGAGAATCTACCGGACATGGATATTGCTCGGTGGATTGGTGAACGGAGAACCTATCACAAAGGTAGAGCAGAAGCTCTGAAAGCAGAGAAACAGCTCTGGCAGGATGTTATTAACAAGAGATTCGATGCCAGAATTAAACGGCATGAGGGTGCTCTACTCTGGTTTGAGAACACCTATCACAACATGCTCCTGGGTCTGGCTAAGCAGCTCATTGGGGATGGTAAAAAGAGATCAGCAGCAATTGGACTTCTGCTTCTCAAGTTCCAAAAGACCAGAGCCAAAACTGAAGTTCTCGATGAAGAAAAGGCTATAGCTTATCTGAAATTGGCAGGTCTCGATGAAGCAGTCAAGGTCAAGGAATCTGTCCTGGTGTCTATGATACCGGATGATCTCAAGGCCAAACTGGTCAAAGAAAAGAACCAGGAAAAAGTCGGAATAGCATTCAGACCCGGTGGGGATGACGAACTAAAGTTGGACTAAAATGAAGTGTCCTTATTGTGGTAAACCAGCTATTGTAGGTTCCTGCGGTAGCTGGTGGTGTAACTACTGTAAACGTGGTAGACGTTTATAATCGTTCAGGGATAGCTTAACTGGCAGAGCACAGGCCTTTGGAACCTGATGTCGGGGTTCGATACCCTGTCCCTGAACCACTTTTAATGGAGGCAAGTATGGGAGTCATATTCTGTGATATCGATGGCACTATCTTTCATAAACCTGGAGAGGAAGAGATCACTGCTATAGCATCTACAAAGTTGCTCCCAGGGTCTCTTGAGCAACTACAGAAGTGGAATAAAGAAGGTCATCTGATTATCTTAACCACAGCCAGAAGCTCAAGTTTAAGGGATGACACTCTGAAACAACTATTACACTTCGGAGTACCCTTTAATAGGGTGATAATGGACTTACCTGTAGGTGTCCGTATCTTAGTCAACGACAACAAACCAGGTAGCAAATGCAATCGTGCTATAGCTATCAGTCTAAACAGAAACGAAGGGATACATATTTAATGGAGATTATTCAACCCAGTTATCGAATAGTGAGACCGGATACCATAGAAATGGGTATTCAGGAACTCAAGTACATCGAACGTGAAGCACGTAGATGCTACAAGTCCGAGGACAAGATCACTGATGACAGTTACATTCAGAGAGTAACCAGTCTGGTGAAGCTGAAGCATAATGCCATGCTGGGCTTTGGTGAGATGCACGTAGAGTTTGTGTGTGACCGGGGTGTTACTCATGAGATGGTCAGGCACCGTCTTTGTGAGTTTGCTCAGGAAAGCACCCGGTATTGTAACTATGGGGACTCCGGGATAAAGGTTATCTGCCCGGATGAGATCAAGGCCAACTTCCATGCTTTCGAGAGATTCAAAGAGGGTAGAATGGCTGAGGAGGAAGAGTATAACTTCTACATTTCCCTGGGATTCAAACCTCAGATAGCCAGATGCTGTCTGCCAACATGCACCAAAACAGAGATCGGTTGGAAAGCTGACTTCCAGGAGTGGAGACATATATTCTCCCAGAGAGCAGCAGCTACAGCTCATCCTCAAATGCAGGAGCTTATGGTTCCTTTACTTGCGGAGGTTAAGACAATCATTCCTATTGTCTTTGACGATTTATAATGGCAGTTGCAAGTGTAGTAATTAGAAACAAAGCGAATAAGATGTGCTCTGAACAGGGGCACATCATGAGACCATTTACGATTGCATATGGTGATACAAAGACCTCACACTGTAAAGTATGTGATCTTTCTGAGCATTTCAATCCATCAAGTGGTCAGATATGGGGAGATGCCGGGTCTACTCCCTGCAAGAAAGGTTAAGATAATGCCAAAGTTTGTAGATGCTTTTAGACAATGGTCATATAAAGAGTTCAAAGCCAAGTATCCTCTATTGCAAGAAAGTGTCTACAACACTTTGGCTGAACTCAGTCCTACAGTATTAGCTTTTGAAGTGGCTAACCATAAAGATACTCCACTAAACTGGAATATGTTAGATCAGTCTACTTATGATCTGGTTCTTAGCATAATGACCAGCATCCTTAGTCATTCAGAGCTGACTCTTAGTATGCATGGTGACTCTGGGGTTGAACTGACTGAGCATGACATTGGATTAAGTTACCTTAGATTTAGAGAACTCCTGTATACTAAGGGACTGATAGACCAGAACATCATAAAAGAGACTCCTAAGTCCGATGGGTCTGTTGACTATATGATTGAGAAGCCTATCAAAGAAAATATAGTCATTCATTCTAAACGAAAACATTGGGCCAGAATTAAAAACAGGTAATTTTACGAGCAGACAGTTATATGTTCATCGGGTATACTGTCATTAGCATATCGTTAAAGGAGATACCCTATGAACCCATCAATACAAGACTTTTTTGACAAGATAATTCCAAGTGTCAAAGAAGGATTCTCCCCTAGAAAGGGACAACCAGAGCTATCTGAAACCATATTCAATGCCTATCTGGAGAGCAAACCAGTTATCGTTGAAGCTCCTACTGGTTTCGGAAAGTCCTTTGCCGTCATTGTTCCAGCTATCAAAAAGATACTGGAGCATGGGGGTCGGGTTGTTATATCAACAGAAACCATAACTCTTCAAGACCAGTATGTTGATAAAGACCTCAAACTGCTGCTTGATGCATGTAAAAAAGAGGGTTTCTCATTCACATATTCAGTTGCCAAAGGTCGGGGTAACTATGTTTGTCGAGATAAGGTCAATGAAGACGATATTGATGATACAACTGAAATAGTTAGATGGGCTAGGAAACAGAAAGTGAATGAACTGATCGATGGTCAGTTTGCATCGGATACTGGAGACATTGCTAGTGTAGACTTTGAGTTTGAGTCAAAGGAGTGGAGAACAGTTTCCTGTGATGAGGATTGTGGAAAAGGGTCTTGCCCTTACTATGGTAAAGGTAAAAAAGGCCCAAGTGAATGTTTTGCCTATAGAGCTGCCACTAGATTCATGAACTCTCAGATCATTGTGACAAACCATACGTTCCTGCTGCTTGATGCTTATATGGGTGCTGGGTTGCTTCTAGGGCCTTATGATATGCTAATCGTGGACGAAGCACACTCTCTACCAGAAAAGGCTCAGGATGCTTGGGGTACATCGATAAAGCCTACTACTATATCCAGGGGTATCCGATTGGTTAATAAGATTCTGAATAAGGCCAATCTGACAGGTCTAGGTAAGGTAGAACCTTATCTGGAAATGGAAAAAGCTTTATTCAAACCATTTGATTCTATTCTTGGGGTCAATATCAATCTAAAGCAAATTCCTAAAAGTATAGTAGAGGAATCAAAGCAGGTTTCTCAGCTTCTTATAGCTCAGTTAAAAAAAGACTTTGTGTTTATCAATGACCAAGTAAATGCTCCTGCTGGAGACCCTAAGACAGTTGCCCTGGAGACCTGTAAAGAGAAGCTGGCTAAGCTTATGCATGATCTCAAAGTAGTTTATGGGGATGCTGTTGAGGAAGAGTATGAAGAGAACTGGCTTGCTTTCCTGGAAACTGGTTATAACTACAAACGTGAACCTCATGGTATACTGAACCTGAAGCCTATCGATGTTGGGCCATTAATGAGTGGTCTGATTCTGGATAAGGTTCCAGCTACAATAATGATGTCAGCTACCATGAAAATCAATGGCAGCTTTAGCTTTATGAAACGGGAGTTAGGTCTTCCATCTAATGCCGTAGAGTTTGTTGGGGAAAGTCCTTTTGACTTCTCTACCCAGGTTGTAGGGTACTTCCCAACTCATCTACCAAGCCCTGACAAAGATGAATACCTGGAAGCTGTTATCGATGAAGCTGTCAGTATTATCGAATATATGAATGGTAGAACTATGATGCTCTTTACCAATATGGGGCATATGAGACAGGTTTGTGATGCTGTCCGGGAAAGAGTTTCCTATACCTGTTATGTTCAGGGGCAAGCTCAGAAGAATACTCTGATAAACTTGTTCTCTAATGATACACACTCCTGTCTATTTGCAACCAGGAGCTTCTTCACAGGGGTTGATATCCCTGGAGAGACCCTGAGTTGTGTTATACTGGTCAAGGCCCCGTTCAGGGTGCCCACAGAGCCAATGTTCAAAGCTAAGTGTGATCTTTTAGATAGTAATGGCATAAACTCATTCAGTAGTTATTCAATGCCTCTTATGCTATTCGATGTGAGACAGGCATTTGGTAGGTTAATCCGATCTATAACAGATAATGGTCTGTTCGTTCTTTTGGATAGCCGAGCATTAAAGAAGTCCTATGGAGGAAACATTCTTAGAAGTCTACCCAGACTTGATAAGATATCCGGTATTGGAGAAGCACCTATAAAGTCAAAGCCATTACTTGACTTAGCTGCCTTAGAGCTAGACGACTAAACAACATTGGGGTATAATACGAGTATGATAAACTCTGCATTTCTAAATCGAGTAAGTGGCAATATATCACAGAATGTTTGTGAGATATTGGCCCAACTAACTGAGAATGTTCCTGACAATGGGGTTATACTTGACCTTAATTGTGGAACAGGACGTTCAACTCTTAGTATGTCTATGGCCCTGAGTGAACGGGGTAATCAGGATGTATCTATATTGGCTGTAGATAGCCATGTGACTAATCCCCTTGCCCCTTTACAGGATGGCACTATTCTAAAGTTTCTGGATAATCTGGTAGTCTACAATTCGATGAGAAGAGTAGTTCCGATGATTATGCCAGCACCTAAAGTACTCGAGGTACTGAACAGGAAATGTGCTAACCTTGTAATAGTTCAGAGCCATGGGTCTGACATGACAACTCTGAATCAATATATAGATGTGGCTAAGTTTGCTCTCCGGGCAAAGGGAACAATAGCAGTATGTCTCCCAACTCCAGTTGATAGTTTGAATTTTCCTGAGAATACCTTTAGAGTTACTTATCGATCTAAAGAGATTTTGATCTATGAATCCTTCAGGAAGGGAGAACCATAATGGATGAACTTCTAAAAAGTTGGGTTAAACCAGAGTATTTACCGATGCTGGCTATCATAGCTGCAACAGTAAAGTATGTGATAACTCCGATGATAAAGTCCTTTTTGTCTACTCATGCAAAAGGCTACACATCTGTAGTAATCACAATGGTTGCATCTGTAGTGCTGGCTTTGGTGTTTAAGGTTATTAACCCGGTGGGAACCTGGGATGCTCAGGGAATCACAATGACGGTTATAGTGGGTATCATAGCTGGATTTACAGCTATTGGCACTAACGTTACAGCACAAGCCATTAAAGGCAATGATGTGAGTATAAAACTTGGTAAGTAACGTGGAACAACAACTGCTACCTATTTGGGTCTCTCCAAAGTGTGTTACATACACAGAGGCCCAACAATTTTGTGCCAAGCAATATGCTATCAGAGGCCCAAAGCTTATTGCTGAAATCAAGGAGCACCTGGAACATCTGTCTACAGACCTCCGGGTGCTTCAAACTATCAATAATAAAGTCATTGAACTTGCTTGCTTCAATACTGAATGGAGTGACTTTTCCCAGGATGTATTTGAAGCTATACTTTTTATGAAAACAAAAGAGGGCTTGACCACAACGTTGAAATTGAGTTTCAACAAAACACTTAGGAGGCTTAATATAGATGGAAAATGAGGGTTTATCAATAGAGTTTACTGTGCCAACTGATCTCGGAATATGCTACTTAGAAGCAGCTCTGAAAATTGGTATGCAGTCACTTATTACTAGCAAAGGATTCATGCAAGTAGCTGATAATAGATTAACAGTTGACCATATGAATGATGCTGAAGAATCCCTTGGCGTACTCTTGAAAGTTGTAGAGCAAGCCAAGGTTCAAATTCTCACTCAATCTAGTCCCCAGCGATCTAACACTATACCAGAGGGATTTCCGATAGGCTTTGGTGATGAAGGTTCTATCCCCGATGATGGTGATGAAAATACTTCTCCACTACTCTGAGGTATATCACATATATCAAGACATGCCATCATTGCTTCAAGCTCGCTTGGTGGTATGTCTTTTATCAGTCTTTCAACTTCTTCAGACAAACTCTCACCAACATCATCATCTTTGATCTTTTCAGATTTATCCAGGGCAAGACCCAATAATGCAGCTCTTTTCTCCATGGCAGACATCTTTAGAGTTAAGCTCCGGGAGTCACTTTGACCATTGGCAACCTCATTATCGATCTGCTGGATGGTCTTGTCCAATTCTGCTATATATCGACCTCTCTGCAGCTCACGTTCCTCTACAGTCAGAGGTTTACCCAGCTTTCTCCAATCAGCCTGAAGCTCTTCCAGCATATCAAGAACTTGTCCTGAAGTAGCATTAAGCAGCTCCCCTATCTCAGTAGGTGTTAATCGATATACCAGATGTAGACTTTCGACCTTGGTCTTAAAAGGCAAAGCCGGGCGAAGTCCATAGGTCTCATAGAGTGTTTCATCCATGGAAGGTATAGTAGTCTTAGGCTGAACTGTAATCCTCTTACGAGGTCTCAGTAAGTCTTCCGGTATCTCGAAATCGTCATCATCAGCCAATGATGTTGGTTGTTTTCTATTCGCCATATTGTGCCTCTATATCCTCCCATTGATGGGTATTCACTTTGAACTTTGTAGCAACTATGTTCAGATCAATCTTTACACACATCTGCCTGAATATAGGATGATCTTTAGGAAAATCTACAATAGGAGTAGCTTCCTTTGATGTTAGACAGTCCTGAAGCAGACTGTAGAATGCTTTATCATTAGTCAGGGATGCAGATGATGTTCCAGTCATAAATGGTTTTATTTCAGACCTCCACCTGTTTATGTCGAAGTAAGCATACCTCTTGTCCCGAGGGTCAATCACATAAACACTACCGATAAGTGGAGTTCTACGTCTGAGATTCATCGATATAACATTGTCAGTGGCCCGGAATAATTCAGTCATTGCTGAGCTACCATGACTGACCTTTTTAGCATCTGGGTCAGCTTCCATAATCAATGGTAAAAATTGGTTGGTTCGGATAGGGAAGTCAAGGTCATAGTAATTATAGATACGTTTGAGCAGGTAAAGGCCTGTTAGTGGCCCTGAGAAGCCATCTCTCTTACGTTCTACAGTAGCAGACTTGGCACACTCTTTACGAAGCTTTAAGGTACATTGGTCTATGATATCCAGAGTCTCTTCCAGATTCTCAACAACCCAGTTCAGAATAATTGTGCTCATATACCCAGCATGTTTAGCATTATGTAACCAAGCCTGTTTTCTATCGTGCTCAAGTCTTTCTTCATCAGATATAGTCTGCATGTAGTTAACCCATTTATGGTCTACATAGACAGAAAATGTTCTATGGACTGTTGATTCCTCGGTATACAGGTGCTCTGCTGTGACACATATTGGAGCTTGAAGTCTATCAACACGTAATCCACCATCAGCTTTACCAGCACCTACCATGTTACCATCCCAGGAGTTGGAAATAACACCTATAAGGTCTTGAGCTTTTTGTGTATTATTGTTTCCAGAGGATTCCTTAAAGTTATCTATTACCATTGGGCACAAGTTATTCGATAGCATATGATTTCTGATATAGTAAGGACTTGACCCCTCATAAGCACTTGGAGGTTTACATCCAAAATGTGTTGATAGAAGTTTAGTTGAAAGCTGACTTTTACCAGAACCTGCTAATCCATAAATGACCATTGCAGGATAACCATTGATCTTTTTTCTAAAGAATGCTGATATAGGAACTGCAGCAAACCATCCTAGAGCAGACCATATATATCTGTCTTCGTGGTAACCATCATAGTTTTTGGCAAAGTTTTTCAGGTATCTTACTATATCTGAGTTGCTTAACTCTTTTTGGTAAGCTCCCGGTATAGCAGTATCAGTATTACCCTTAGTCCATAAATACTTATCATGGTCTTGGTCTTGAATAAGTAGATCACCACCATGTTCATCTACATCCAACCATCCATAATAGGGGGTTTCATAGAATGTTTCATCGGGACAGTTATCTGCTAACCAAGCAACATAGTGACTCCATATTTTGGTATTGTACACAGCTAAACCTGTCGGTAGATGGGGAATCTTGGAGAATGTAGCCCAGGTGTTATGAGCTGCTGTGCTGATCTCTACAGTCTGTGCTGGTTGTCCCTTTGTAACTATCTGGGCCAACCACATTACATCACCAGAGGGAATCTTAACAAGTTTGCCCTTAATATGTAAGATGAAATTAGAGAATGCAACTGGGCCATCAGAGCCATTAAAGTATGTTTCAGTAGTCCTCTCGACGAATGCCCCGTTCTCATCAACACCTTTAGTAGGGTCATAGTTTTCTGGTACAAATTGAATCTTTAACTTTTTACAGTATTCCTTTTTAAGAGTTACCCAGAACTTTATGACCTCTTCAACAGGGTCAGCTATCTCGGCAAAGCCACTTCGGAGACTGGCAAGCTTCTTTATGTCTTCCTCTTGGTAGGTTGATAGAACATCTGCCTCTCTGTATTCATCATCTCCAAGTTTAATATGTAGTTCATTGAATAGAGCTAAACAAGCTTCTTTATTCATGCCCATCTTACGAACTGTACCGGCAAGCAGCAACATAATCTGATGTCTACTACCGACATTCCAGAACTCTGATGCACGAATAATGTAATCCAGGGCAAATAATACAATACGTGGAACAGTATCAGGATTTACACCTTTGAACTTAGCTTTAAGGTCTTTCATCGATATTGTATTATCTGTATAGTGGCCTATAACTTGAAAGGGAACTGGGTATTCAGGTTTCAGGTTTAAGCTACCTGGGAGTCTCATAACACGTCCTGGAGAGATTACCCTGGTATCACCACCAAAATAGAGACATACCTTACATAGTATCTCTAATAGGTCTTTTTCAAAGTTCTCTTTACTACCATTTAACTCATAAGGAACTTTGAGTTTATAGTATCCCTGAAGAGCATTCTCACTTGACTCAACCCAGCAGGATACCTCATCATCGTTTCTATGGTCAGATAGGTATGCTTTGACTGGTACACCAAAATACTTACAGGCATCTAAGTCAAACCATATTGCAGGAACTTCCAGGGTGTTTCTAGTGTCATGTGTCTTGTTTTTTTCTTTGCCAAGAGCCGTACAAAACCATATGTTATAGAGGGTTGAATACTGTCTCCACCAGTCAGAGTCTATCTTTTCAGGTGCGGAGTATCCATCATTCAAGCCAGTGGGTTTGGATTTTTTTACAGCAGGTTCTTCCTCTTCTTCACCCTCTTTAGGTTTTGCCTCTCCGGGCTTTAACTTAAAAAGTTGAATGAATCCTTTTGGATTATCACCAAACATGTATTGAAGAAATTCTACTGCCTTGTCTACATCTGTTGTTATCGTTGATTTTGCCATTATTAGTAAACCTCGGTATTTATCATTATAGCCCACAAGTCTTAGGAATGGAAGCTTATTTCAAAAACCTGGTATTTGTACCAGTTTCCAGCAAAGACATCTATCCTGTATACTATTGATATGAGATGTTTACCATGGTGGAAAAAACAGAAAGCTGCTTATACCCAAGCCATAGAACTGAGTGATGAAGGTGTTCCACTCCTTATGGAGATGGGAACAGGTAAGACCCGAGTTGCCGTTAAGTGGTTAGAGTATCTAATACGGGAACGTGGTGTCTTACTGATATACGTTGCAGCTCCTCTTGCAGTTCTACACGTTTGGATTGAGAACTGGCATGAATGGGCCACAGCTCCGGTTGCATTCATTGACTTACATGATACAGGTTCTGCTGGAATAAAGGAAGCTGTTAGACTTTCTAACCAAGGTTGGCCCGTTATCTGCTTAGTCAATTATGAATCCTCCTGGTTTATTGGTAAGAAACGAGAAAAGACTGTCATTGATGGTCAAGCTCATACCATTGTTAGAGTTATCGATACCTGCATGAAAGACACCCGATGGGATGTTGGCATTCTCGATGAAAGCACCTGTATCAAAACCCCAGGAGCAAAAGTCACCAGTTTTTTCTGTAGAACAATGAAATCCAGAACAAAGTTCCGGGCTATACTGACTGGGACAGCATACATAAAAAGACCTATAGATGTTTATGCCCAGATTAAGTTCTGCTGCAAGAGGAACGTCTTTGAAGGTGACTTCGCAGCATTTAAGCTGAAGTATACTATACCACATCCAACAATAAAACAGGCTATTTTGGGTTATCAAAATTTAGGTGATTTTGTAGAACGTCTTTCAAGCTGTGCTATTCTACTTAAAAAGACTGATGTTGTCGATCTACCACCATTTGTGCATGAGACTAGAAGACTACCGTTATGTGACAAGAGCCAAAAAGTATATAACGATATCACTGAAGAGAACTATGCATATCTGGAAGAGTTAGAAAATGAGGGTGTAGAGATTACAGCCAGTCATGTATTTAGTGTGCTTAGAAAGCAAATGCAGATCACTGGTGGGTTCGTATATCCTGACCCTGACCCGGATACTCCAAAGATAAAACCAGCACCAATTAGACTGGGCACAGAAAAAGTTTCTATGTTGCTTGACATCATGGAAAATAGAGACTATCCTACTTTAGTCGTTGTTCAAATGAACGAAGAAGAAAAGATTGTAGCAGAGGCAATTAAGAAAAAGTTTGGATTTACTCCTAAAATTCTCAATGGGTCAGTATCCGGGGCATCAGCTCGGCATGAACTCATAGAGTCAGCTAAAGATGATCTTGTCTTCATTGTTAAAGAATCAGTCGGTAGTAAAGGTGTTGATATGCGCTTTGCCGACATGACAATATTCTACTCTCACAGTTTCGATACAGAAGACTATGAACAGATGATGTCTCGAAACCATAGAGGAGGACAAGTCAAAAGTATCACCTATGTCCATTTACTCATACAGAATACTGTAGATATGCGAGTAATGGCTTCACTTAAAGCAGACTTTGCTCTAGCCCGACAGATTGAAACTGACTGGAGGGCTTGTATACGATGATAAGTAAAGAGCATAAACAACTCTTGAGTTCTACACATCCAATTGCTGCTAATGTAGTTATCATTGATAAGGATGATGAGAATGAAAAGTATACGTGCAAAGCAGACTACTATGGAACCGGGCACCTTATAGTAACCTATAAAGGTAAACAACTCGGTATTGACCCAGATAACTTTCATTCCAAAGACCCTAAAAGACTATATATAGTTAGATCAGGGGAATGGAGCAGATTCAGAGTGAGATCAATAATTCTGGATTCAAAGACCATTAGAAAAAACTGGTAATTGTACCAGTTGAAACTACCTTCCACAAGAGGTATACTGAGTATGTTGATGAATCAACAAGACACAAACATAATGGAGGCAATCAATTGAGCGAAGCAACAGAACCAAAAGTACGTATCCCATCGGCAAAGAAAATGGAGCAAGTGTTTTCCATCATATCTGAGGATGAGGATTTCCGCTTTGGAAAGATCAAAGTCGAAAGAGAGAAGCAGAGATATACTCTTCCTGCTCCTACATCAGATGACCCGGAAAACACTGAGTCTGTAAAGACTTTCTACGGGGTCGTAGTCTACTTCCGCAAAGCTTTCTTCAAGAATGCTGAGAAGAATGAGACAGTGGAAAAAAGAGAACTGGCTATCCTTCGTGATGGTAAGTTCATGCCCGAACTGCTCTACATATCGAAAGCAGGACTCTGGAACTGGAAAGGTTTCCTTGCAGCAGTTGAAAAACAGAAGCTGGATTCCTACAGCCATGTAATGGTTCGTTTTACTGCAGAACCCGGTCAGTCCTCTGATGGACAGTACAAGTTCTCCAAGGTCAAGATGGAAATAGTCTCTGAGCTTGAAGCTGAAGAGATCGAATATCTCCAGGAACTTCAACAGATAGTTCGTGCTAGAGTTCGGAAATACTCCAGCTCTGAAGACCTTGATTCTGCGGAAGACAAGTATCTTGACGAAGAAGACAAGAAGCCAGCAGGTAATGCTGCTCCTGCAGAGGATGACGATGATGCTATTGCTGCTAAAGCTGCAAAGCGCACCAGAGCCATTGCTGAAGAGGATGACGATGAGCCAGTAGCTAAGGCTAAAACCAAGGCTAAACCAGCTCCTGTCGATGATGACGATGATGAGACCCCGGCACCCAAGACCAGAGCTAAGGCAAAGCCAGCTCCTGTTGAGGATGACGATGAGCCAGCTCCTAAAGCCAGAGCAAAGGCAAAGCCAGCTCCTGTTGAGGATGATGACGATGTGCCTGTTGCTAAGGCAAAGGCCAAGCCAGCTCCTGTTGAGGATGATGAGGACGATGAAGACCTCAAGCCAAAGGCTAAGGCTAAAGCTAAGCCAGAGCCTGAGCCAGTGGCTAAAACCAAGGGTAAATACCCCAACATCGATGATGACGATGATGAAGACTAGGCCCTAAAGCCTATCTGCTGAAATCTACTGGGCCACAACATGTAAAAGTGCTGTGGCCCTCATCGTAAGGGAGTTTACCTATGAGAAATCCTGAATGTAACCTATGTCAATTTGGTATAGGTAACCCAATTAAAGCACCAAAAACAGTCTGCCTAATGGATGACCTGGATAACATTGAACACCACGATGTAATGATTGTGGCTGAGCAACCCAGTATACAGGATGATCTATGGGGAGCACCCTTTTCAGGTAAGCTTCTTGCAGCAATCAAAGAAAAACTTGTCAGTATGGGTCTTGATGTTTATTGTACCTATGCAATCAAGTGTGTCCGACCCTCTAAAGATGTTAAACCAAAAGCCACTGATGCTAAGCTTTGTGGGTTTGGTAAATCTCTTGCCAAAGGTGAACCTCTATCTGGTGGGTATCTCCAGGAAGAGATTAAAGCAGTAAATCCGAATCATATTATATGTCTCGGGGCAAACACCTATGTTGCTGTTACAGGTAAATCGGGAGCATTTGCAGAGCTAAAGTCTAATCGAGTATTCGATCAGGGCAAAGGTGCCTACATATATGCTACCGATCACCACCTTGCAGCACAGTTCAATGTGCAAGTCCGAGAGCAATTATACGCTGATCTCACTCGATTCAAAGAGTGGATGGACAATGATACTGATGTTGATACTGATGTAAATGCAGAAGCTATTAAGTTTGACCCTCCTGTTAAAGTTGCATCTACACTAAAGAGTCTCCGAATGATGCAGAAAAAGATCAGAGCTGCTGGAGGCATAATAGCTGTTGATACTGAAACCCAGGGTCTGAATCCATATGCTCCTGATAAAAACATTCGATGTATTCAGTTCTGCTGGGATACTGACTTTGGTGGTGTATTTGTTCCTCTTGATGTTGAAGAGGACTGCTACTACTCCAGACAGCATCTACAGCATAACTTCTGGAGTGACGGGGAAACCCTTGAAGAAGCTATTGAGATTATCCGGGAAATCCTACTGGAGTCCTGGTGTATCTGGCATAATGGAAAGTTTGACCGGGTATGGCTATGGCAGTGGGGTAAACGTAGATTTGGAAAAGCAATCAAGGCCCCAAATATTCTTATGGATACTATGCATGTTGCCCATGCTCTGGATGAAAATAGAGAGCTAAAGCTGAAAAGGCTTATTACCACAGAGCTTGGATTCCCAACTTATGATATCAATGATAAGTTGACCAAAGACCTGGATATCTTAATTCCATATGCTACCAGGGACACAGTAGCCACTCTATTACTCTATCGTAAGTATATAAAGTCTTTGAAAAAAGCTCCAGGGTTAAAGAGACTTTATACTCATATTACCAGACCAGCAGATGCTTTATTTACAAAGATGGAGTTAAGGGGATGGCCTGTTAATGGTGATCGGGCCAGAGCTTGTAAACTAGACATTGAAGCTCTTATTGAAGAGAATGAACATAAGATGTATGCTTACCTGGAGAGCTACAAAACAGAATGTTTAGGTACCTCTATGGAGGAAGCTGGTCTACTTATCAAAGGTGAATACGATGACCGTCTATTTGCTTCTCCCACAAAGTTGGGTAAACTGCTATTCGATGTAATGGGTTTGACCCAGAGCAATGATAAAAAGATTGCCTTTACTCCCAGTGGTCAACCAGCAACTAATGAGGATGCATTGATTCACCTTAAAGGTCATAAGTTTGTTGACTTACTTCTGGAGTGGAGAGGCCTTGCAAAAGCCCTATCTACATATGTGGAACCAATGATTGTAGCTGCTGATACCAGAGGTAGAATCACTACCAGTTACAAGCTGACTGGCACAGTTACCGGAAGAACAGCATCTGGTAAAGAAGGTCAACAGAATAAACGTCAAGGGACTTCCTCTGCAGTTGGAATGAATCTACAGAATCTACTCTATACCTTTGGTATTCGGAACTGTATCAAAGCCAGAGATGGTTGGAGTATTCTGGAATGTGACTTGAGTCAGATTGAACTTCGTATAGCTGGGTGGTTATCAGAAGACCCTCTATTCATCAAGGCTTATAATCTTGGATGGGATATTCACTCTATGAGAGCTATGAGAGTTACCGGATTATCTCAGGAAGAATGGGATGCTCTCGATGATAAGAAACGTAAAGAGCTTAGGCAAAAGGCCAAAGCTGTAAACTTTGGATTCCTATATGGTATGTCAGCTATGACTTTCAAACAGTATGCTCTGGTTGACTATGGAGTTGAGTTCACAATGCGTGAATGTGTTGATATTCGTAATCAGTTCTTCAATGACCATGTGGGATTGCCAGGTTGGTATAAAAAACAAGAAGAAGAATGTAAGGAAAAGAGGTATGTGGAGTCTCCATCCGGTAGACGTAGACACTTACCCAATATAACTCTCAACCCCGATAACAGCAGGGAGCATAAGGGCAAATACAATGAAGCCATACGAATGGCAATCAATACTCCAGTTCAGGGCTTTGGTTCTGACTGGAAGCTAATGTCCATGCTGGAAACTGATCTTATGGTTTCTGAGCAGTATCATGGTCAAGCGTATCTGTTTGGGGAAGTCCATGACTCTATTCTTCTGGAAGTCAGAAATGACGTTTTGGAGGATGTAGCTAAAAAGGTTCTCCGAATAATGTCTCATCCCAGTATCTTAGATGATATGGGTATCGATGTTACAATCCCTGTCCTGGCAGAGGCAAAGTCAGGGCCTTCCTTGGGAGAGTGCAAAGACTTAAAGGTTGACTGGAAAAGCACTCCCTTAGATTGGAGAGATGATGGGTGAGGGATATATTCAAAAAACTATCATTACATACCTGAAAGGCCTTCCAAAGTGTACGATGATTAACATTGTTGGTCATCCTAACCAGGAAAAAGGTATAGCTGACATTCTGGTCTGTTACCGGAGTAAATACATTGCTCTGGAAGTAAAACAGCATTATGGTGAACTACGTATGTTACAACGACTCTTCCTAAGACGTGTACGTCGAGCGGAAGGAATTGGAGAAATAGTATATGACATCGAAATCGTCAAACGAATCATCGGGTGCATTGACGCAGGAAGAACTTGGCAACCTGTCTCAGACCTCGGCCTTAAAGCTGCCTAGCAACCAGTTTTCAATGACTGTAGATGGTAAGGAGTTTCACCTTGGATATTCTCGTATATCTAAGTTTCTGGATTGTCCTTACCAGTATAAACGGAGTTATGAGGATGGTATCCGTAAACCCAGTGGCACTCCCATGCGGAGAGGAACAGCCTATCATAACACTCTGGAAGGTCTACTAAACTATAAAATTAACACAGAGGGTGAGCTTTACCCACTGGCAAAAGCTGAGAAGTTTGCATTGAAAAATGCCAAAAAGGAAGACCTCACTGAAGCTGAATCTATAAAAGTGGTTGAAGCTGTTCGGTTCTATTATAAGGAACTTTACCCTTTTCATAACCCGGTCTCTGTTGAAGAGCCATTTGACTTCATAAAAGGTGGTATTCGATTTACAGGCAGAATCGACCTTTTAGACCAGTCTACTCCGGGACTTGTGGAAGTTATTGACCATAAGTTCTCGTATGATACATGGGCTGATGCCAGAGCACAATATGGTATACAGCCCATGGTTTATCAATGGGCATGGGAAGAAGAGCTTAAACATAAATACCCAGACCTAAAGTATGGTGGTTTCGCGTATAATATTATAAGGCTGTTCCCTACACCTGTTATTCAGACCATACGAATAAAAACAGTCCCCAAGGATAAGTCAGAGTGGTGGGCTAAACAGATACAACAGATAGCTGAGTGTATGGTGCATGGTTTCTACTATGCAAATGCCGGGGCCAATACCTGTAAATGGTGTGACCATAAGACTGACTGTAAGCCCTGTGTCTACTCCATAAAAGTGACCAAGACCGGGGATATAGATTCTACAGAAACCGAGGATTAAAGTTGGATAAGTTTAGATTGACAACAGAGTTCCTATCACAATATAAAGACCGTAAACCTCCATTTGGGTTCAATGGCCTTGGGGCATTGGTTTATGAAAGAACCTACTCCAGAGTCAAAGACGATGGTGTTAATGAGCAATGGTGGGAAACTATTGCCAGAGTTGTAGAAGGTTGCTACAACATGCAGAAAAGGCATATAGAGCATAATGGGCTTGGTTGGAATCCTCAGAAAGCTCAGAAGTCAGCTCAGGAAATGTATGATCGTATGTGGTCTATGAAGTTTCTCCCTCCAGGAAGAGGTCTCTGGGCTATGGGTTCTACCATAACAGAGGAAAGAGAATGCTTTGCTGCTCTGAATAACTGCGGATTTGTATCTACCAGGGACATTGCTCAGGACTTTGCAAAGCCATTTACATTCCTGATGGATGCTTCCATGCTGGGATGTGGTGTTGGTTTCGATACATTAGGTGCTGGTATAATCAGTCTCCGGGAACCTAAGCCAGTTCATGAAGAGTTTATTATACCTGACTCCCGAGAAGGATGGGTTGACTCAGTAGGAAAGCTTCTAAAGTCGTATGCTAAGGGTGGGCCTACTATGACTTTTGATTACTCTCTTATTCGTGCAAGAGGTCTGCCCATTAAGGGATTTGGAGGCACAGCATCTGGCCCTGAACCTTTGGAAGCTTTACATGAGGGTCTTAGGCTTATTCTAAATAGAGCTATCCATACCTCTGTATCAAAACGTACAATAACCGATATAATGAATATGATCGGGTGTTGTGTGGTTGCTGGTAATGTTCGTAGAACTGCGGAACTTGCCATGGATACTGGTATCGATCTGGAATTTCTGGAGCTAAAAAACTATGAGGTCAACCCAGATCGTATGGCTTATGGATGGTCATCGAATAACTCCATCAATATAAAGATTGGTTCCGATTATGCTATTCCAGCAAGTTTCACCCAAAGTAACGGTGAACCTGGATATATATGGATGGAGAATGCCAAGACCTATTCTCGAATGAACAATGGGGCAGACTATAAAGATGCAAAGGCTGATGGGCCAAATCCTTGTGGTGAACAGACCCTGGAATCCTATGAACTCTGCTGTCTTGTAGAGACATTCCCTCATCGTTGTGAGAGTCTATCAGACTATCAGAGAACTCTCAAGTTTGCATACCTCTATGCAAAGACAGTTACCCTGGGTAAAACTCACTGGGCAGAGACAAACAGAATCCTCCTGCGGAATAGACGTATTGGATGCAGTATGTCGGGTATAGCTCAGTTTGTTACTGTAAAAGGTATCAATACTCTCCGAGAATGGTGTGAAGAGGGCTATAAAACTCTGCAGTATTATGACAAGGTATATGCTGATTGGTTATGCATTCCGAAGTCAATTAAACTTACTTCAGTGAAACCCTCGGGCACAGTTTCCTTGCTTGCAGGAGCTACACCGGGCATCCACTATCCTGAGAGTAGATGGTATCTAAGACGGGTTAGACTTGCTCTTGGTTCACCCCTGGTAAAGCCACTACAAGAGGCAGGGTATATAATTGAACCTTGTGTGGGTCAAGAAGACTCTACCGTGGTTGTTGCCATTCCTGTAAAGATTCATGAACCTATGAGAACCTTGAGACAGGTTACCATGTGGGAACAGCTTGAAATGGCAGCATTTATGCAGAGATACTGGGCTGATAATCAGGTATCTGTTACTATAACTTTTGACCCAGAGACTGAAGGGTCACACATTGCAAATGCCTTGAACTTCTACCAGTATCGACTAAAGGGAGTTAGCTTCTTACCCCGATTGGCAAAGGGAGCATTTGCTCAGATGCCATATGAAGAGATTACTGAAGAGGTCTACAATGAACTGGCCTATAAACTCAGTGACCTAGACTTCGATACAGTCAAAGGTAATAAAGCAGAGGTCGAAAGATTCTGTGATGGAGAGGCATGTGTGCTCTAATGGCTATACTAATCGGAGTCTGTGGAAGTATGCAGCATGGAAAAGATACTGTTGCTGAGCTACTTATGCAAGTAGCAGTAGAGCATAAGCTGTGGCCCGTTCGGAGGGCCATGGCAGACCCTCTAAAAGAGGAAGTTGCTCATTATCTGTCACCTATAATGGGGATTGGTGAGTTTGAACTTAGCCAGATGATGAATACCCCTGGTAAAAAAGAACGATTCAGACTTATAATGCAATGGTGGGGTACTGAGTTCCGAAGAGTTGATGACCCCTACTACTGGGTTAAAAAAATGGTAGAGTGGATTAATGCTTATACCACTGCAGGTGATAATAAAGTTATTATGATACCAGATGCTCGTTTTACAAATGAGTTAAAACTTGTGCAACTCCAGGGTGGGTATCTGATAAAAGTGGTTCGACCTGGGTTTGATTCTAATAGTAATCATGCCTCTGAGCAAGAATGGCAGAGTTTCCAGGATTGGAATAGTGTTATAATCAATGATGGCACTCTCGATCAGTTGAGAGCTAAAGTGATTGCCACATATCATGAGCTTGGGATAGGTAAATGAAAGTAATTCTGCCATACAATGCAATGGTCATAGCTAATGGGGACTTCTTTGTAGAAGGTCTTAAAGCTGGAGATACTGTTCGTGGATATCACTATAATGAAAAAAAGATAGTTAATATGGTTCTAACCTCAGCTACTAGATTAGCAGATACAGAGTCTATTCATGTAAAGTGTACTGGGGGTAAAACTTATACATTCAGCAGAGAAACCAAGGTTTTATCCATGGGTGGTTCATCAAAGTGTTATGCAGTTCCATTTTTAATGGGAGTATGCACAAAGAACCCAAGAATCCAAAATACATTCCCCATAGTCACAGCAGATCGAGATATTCTAGTTCCTACCTATGAGCTGGAATGGGAAAATGATAATTATTATTTAGAGGCAGAGGGTATATTAGTTGGCAGCTCAAGGTAAAGATGTAATTGCAAAACTTGTTAAAATGTTTCTACATGACCCAACTGGAGCAAAAACTCTGGCTGATAAACTTGGGATATGGGAACAGCTAAGTTCTACAGTACTTAAACCAGTTCATATGAGACTATGCAGAATGGATGTGAACTGGTTTATTGAGTATGTATCTCAAGACCCAGAAACGTTACTTTACCTTAAACAGCAACCATTCCATAAAGAATGGCAACAAATGATATCAGACTTCGATAGAGTTCTGATAGCTGCCCCCAGAGGTCATGGAAAGTCTGTTCAGCTTGTTGGTAGATTAGTCTGGGAACTTGGAAATAACCATAACCTCAGAATAAAGATCATTGGTTCCTCCGATGACAAGTCTAAAGAAATTCTGGGTCTTGCCCGAGAACTTATATCAAAGTCTGAAAGAGTCAAAGCAGTATTTCCTGATCTGGTTGTTGACTATGATCGTGGAGATACCCAGACTAAGTTCTTTGTTGTTCGTGACATACCACAAAGAGACCCTTCAGTTGAAGCTTCTGGTGTTCTATCAACTGGAGCTGGAGGTCGTGCTGACTTACTGGTTTGTGATGACGTAGTTGATCTCAAGAACTCAGTTATTAACCCAGCTCAGAGAGAACAAGTTATTAAGGCTATAAAAGAAACCTGGTTCTCATTGGTCTCTTCCACAGGAACAATTGTATGGATATGCACTCCTTATCATATTGCAGACTGTACACATGACCTGAAGAATACCGGGGCTTTCCATATATGGTGGACTCCTGCTATTCGATATCAAATTGAGTATGATGAATCAGGTAACACTGTAATTGACCCTATTACTGGGAATGCTAAAGTTGAAAAAACAATCCTTTGGCCCGATAAATGGAGTGAAGAGAAACTTGAGTCCCGGAGACAGGAGCTTGGTGAACGTGCATTTACCAGACAGTATCTACTGGATGCTATGTCCGATGAAGAAAGAACATTCCCTGAGTATGCTCTGGCAAGAAGTTTCGATGTAATGTTAGCTGATATTGGTGATGGTGTCCGGGATAATTGGCCTACCTATGGAGGAGTTGACCTTGCTTCTGCCCTTGGTAAGAAAAATGCATACTCGGTTGTATGGACTATAGCTAAATGTCCTGAAAATGGTAAACTATATCTGAAAGAACTCTGGAGACAGAGAATACAGTTCAATGGAATCATGGAAGAAGTAAAGAACCAATGTAAAAGACATCGATGGAGACTTGCTTATGTTGAGAACAATGCATTCCAGCAAGCAGTTATTGATGCCCTTGAAGCTGAGGATAAATCTTTACCAATTGCAGGTTTCACAACTGGTGCATATAATAAAAAGCATGAGGAAGTTGGGTTACCGGGTCTTAATATTGCCTTTGAAAAAGGGTTATTTGCTATCCCGGCAGCTAAGTTTCCTTTGGCAGCAGACAATACAAGTCTACTGGCAATATTTATGGGAGAGCTTAGAGCACATCCGGGTGGAGAGTTCTCAGATACGATCATGGCTCTATGGTTTGCTTATAGAGCAGCTATCGAATGTGGTAGTGACTTTGAAGACGCTTATGCAGAAGCTGTTGCAGCAGCATAATTAAGGACAGGACTACAATGGGGATATTTAACTTCACCGACAATGGAAAAGGACGAACTCCAGCTCCCTCCTGGGCAAAAAAGATTGGTAAATCTATAGCCAATCTTTTTGACTTAGAGGTAGGCACTCAGCCTGTTGCCTGGATTGGTAACAAAGAAACAGTCACAGATAGCAATGCAAGTACTGGAAGCTCTGTGCTCATGCCTGATCTGTGGAGAATATTCAATGATCGTAGAAGTGTATACCTCGATATTGAACGTATGATTGCAGAGGATGAGCTTGTTTCTACAGCTATCGATATTGTTTCTGATAGATGTATAGGTAATGCAGATGCCCGGCAGTCATTCAAAAAACGAGGTAAACGAACAGCTTTTGCTGTGTCCTCGGATAGAGAAGACGTAAAGAAAATTCTGGATGCCCTGAATCTCAGAATTGATATCGAGGATACCATATGGCAGATAATTCATGAGTTTTTCCCTCATGGAAATTGCTTTAGAGAAGTCATTATTGATAAACAATTGATGATGATTAAGGGATTCAAGCAAACTGTTTCATATCAGATATGGCCTAAGACTAATGACCATGGAGATAAACTTCCTGGATGGTTGGTTGTAACTGATAAAGATGTAACCAACCAAGGTGGTAAAGAGCTTGAAGAATGGCAGATAGTTCCATTTATCTATGGTGCCAAAAAAGGATTTTTATCAGTTGCACCATTAGCATCTGCCAGAAGAAACTGGCAAAGGCTATCTAAAATGGAAGACGGAATGGCTGTTGCCCGTCTTGTTCGAGCTTACGATAAGATAGTGCATAAAATCCCGATTAAGACAGAATGGACTCGGGATGAGATTATGTCAACCATTAAACGCTATAAGGATGCTATAACCAAACGTAAACTCCAGGCATCAGATGGCTCTTTAATGAATACTGATAACCCTCTGGATGTTCAGACAGACTTCTACCTCCCAGACGATGGTTCTGGAAAAGGTGGAGTTAATATGCTTACAGCAAACAATACCCAGTTAGGTAACCTGAATGACGTTATCTACCACAGGGAAAAGTTAGTTTGTCGGCTGAAAGTTCCTATTAGTTATCTGCAGTTAATGACAGCTCAGAAAACCCATGTAAGTGGAACTGGGATGTCCGATGCAGATATTGCATTCGCATATACCCTTCAGCGTGTTCAGGACATCCTTGTTAGTGGTCTTGAACGTTTGTATGACCTGGAACTCATGCTTAATGGCATAGGCCCTGAAGAAGGTCTCTATACCATTGAGTTAGCTCCTATATCTACTCAGGATAGAGTTGAGGATGCTAATATTGAACTGACTTATGCTCAGGCAGCAGTCTACTTCGTTGAAGCCTTTGGAGCACTTCCTGCAGACCTCCTGGCAGACAAATTCATGCAGCTTAACCATGAACAGCAGGATATGATGAATGCATTCCTCAGTGCTGATGCTAAAAAGATAATGGATGCAAAAGTTAAGACTATTGAGAATGAAGCTATTGTCCCTAAAGCTCCTTCTCCAGGAAGTGGCAATCAGAATAAATCCAGAGCTGCCAGAAGCTCTGAACAAGTGGGTAAAAAGCAGAGTGTTAGCTTAGATTCTCTGGTAGATATCATGTATGCAGTATACAATGATATCTCTAATGACCTCCGTGAAGAAGGTCAGGACATACCTCCATTTAATGCTGCAGACCGTCTGGAAATTAGACAGAGCATTATCGATCAAATGACTGAAAGTGGAGAACTTAATGTTATTGCGTGAAACTATAGCAGAACATAATGAGGATGCTATTCTGTTTGATGAATTTGAATCGGCTATTGTTGGGCTTGTTGAAACTTTTGGCAAGCCCACTGTAGTCTGCTATGACAAAGAAAAGTGTATAAAGTTAATCCAAAAGTCTACCGGAGGCAAACGGGAAGAGGCAGAGGAATACTTCGAGTTTAACGTTATTGGTAGTTATCTGGGAGATAGTACACCTGTGTTCTTGACCTTAAACAAACATTTATGATTAAGCTAGTATCAATGGATTGTATCGATGGGCTTTACAGCCTAAAACCTAACAGTTATGATGTAATTGTTACCTCACCCCCATACAATCTGGGCATAGATTATAGTTGTAGCTATGATGATTCTATGCCCAGAGCTGATTATCTCAAGTGGATACATGAAGTTTGCACTGCTATGTATTCTGCCTTATCAGATTCCGGGTCATTATTCCTGAATGTTGGCTCTAAGCCTACTGACCCATGCATACCATTCGATGTATTAGGAATGATGCTAACCCAATTCAAATTACAGAATACCTTTCATTGGATAAAAAGTATCTCAGTAGATGACAAAAGTTATGGACATTACAAACCGATAAATAGTCCCCGGTTTGTAAATGATTGCCATGAGTATATCTTTCATCTGACAAAGAATGGAGATGTCCCTCTCGATAGATTGGCAATCGGAGTTCCCTATGCTGATAAGTCAAATGAGAAAAGATGGGATACCGGGTCAATGGTCAGGTGCCGGGGCAATAACTGGTACATACCATACCAGACAATTCAGAATCGAGATAATGATAGACCCCATCCTGCTACATTCCCAGTGGAAGTCCCGGAGATGTGTTTCCTGATACATGGGCTTGACCGGATTAAAAGAGCTTGTGACCCATTCGTTGGAATTGGTTCCAGTGCCATTGCAGCAAAAAAACTTGGGATACCAAAGTTTATTGGTATAGACTTAAATCCACAATATATAGAAAAAGCACAAGAACTTGTTGACGGATATAAACCTGAATGATATACTAGGGTTGTCGTTGAGTATACGTATTGATCTCCATTATGGAAAGAGGGGTTAGCCTAAAAAGCTGACCTCTTTTTTTTACATAGTAAATAGTTCAAAATAATTTTTTTGACAGGACACCATTACCGTATACACATTTGGTAAGCTGAATATAGTAAAAACATGCGAAGGAGTGAGACTGATGTCTAAAGTACAAGCAAAAGTTAAGTTACAGTCTCTCGACCCGACCACATTACGTGCATTTGTAAAGCAAAGCGTAGCAGATAAAGCTCTGGTTCTCCAAGACCACTACCATGTAGCTGGTTCAATGGAAGAGCATCTTTCGATGGTTCGTAATGCTTTCAATGAGTGGAAACGTGAAGAAGAAAACTCTAAGTATTACTGGAGTGGTATTCTTGGCGTATTTGCTGATTCCATCGTATTCTGTTGTGACTCCTACCCTAATGGGGAATTTGAGTATTGCTCAATGACCTATACAGTCGGAGCAGATGGGATAATGTTTTCTGGAGAATGCACTCCGATGTCAGTCACGGTCGTAGCAACTGCTCTTGGCATGGATGCAGAGGAAGAAGAAGGAGACCAGTCTGCTAAGGTAGCTGAAACTCCAACTATTCAAACAAAGGAGGAAGACATCGTGGAAGTAAAAGATGAAGTAACTGCTCAAGATGGTAGCACCAGCGCAACAGTTATTACCACTGATACACCTGTTGGCAAAAGTAGTGATAACCCGAAAGTTGGGACTCCCAAGACTGATGCCGAATCTCCTGGTGCATCCGTTCCTGAGATACCTACTGAAGCAGAATCAAGTGCCCCTAAAGCTGAGAAGTCAAGTGACATCCCAGTTGGTGAAGCCCAAAGAGTTGGAGCTTTAGGAGTTGTTGCCACTGAGATGGCAAAAGCTGCTGCTGGCACAAAGCAAGCTGATTTTTATGGCAAGGATGAGTTTATCGTCCAATCCGGGAATCATGACCTTGCAGAACAATCCATGAGTTATATCACTGTTCAGTCTATCGATGAGAAGACTGATGGAAGCAAACTCATGAAAATCCAGGGTATTGCTACCAGGGGTGATATTGTCAACAGTAAGGGTGAAGTTTATCCGACAACTGTCTGGCAAGCAAACATGCCAAAAATGAACGAACAGGCATCTGCTGGTAAGTTCCTTGGCAAGCTTGAGCACCCGGCTGAAGAGCAGGGTCTGGTTGATGCAGCTATCAAGTTTGAGAAGTTCTGGATGCAGAACTCAGACGTATGGTTTGATGCTACAATTATCCCAACTGAACCTGATGGCAAAAATCTCCAAGCTCTTATTGAGTCTGGGGTTCAGGTTGATCTCTCTTCCAGGGGTTATGGGCAGTTTGCTCAGAGTGACTGGAGAGGCCAGAAACGTAAAGTCATGCAAGACGGCTTTGTCTGTACAGCTTTCGATGCTGTGTGGCAAGGGGCAAGCACCGGAAGTGGTGTTAAAACCGTAACATATCAAAGCGATAATGTCGCTAAGGGAGAGGACAATCCAGTGGAAAATAAAACTCAATCTGCAGAAGATCGAGCAGCAGCAGTTAGAGCCACAGTTGCTCTCGCTGATACCAAAAAGGGCTTGCTTGAGCAGTCTGGTCTCAGTGAAGTCGGCTTAAAGGCTTATCAGGCAGCTATCGATAAGGCTGATTCTATTCAGTCACTGATGGATGCATCTGATGTAATCCTGCCTAGTCTTCAGTCGGTATTCCCGGCTGTAGCCACAGAAGTTGTTGAGCAGTCTTCAACTTATTCACCTACTTTCTACACCAAACAGTCTGCTGAGGAAAGAGCACCCCAGACCGTTGGTGAGATGATCGAAAGACTTGTAGCTGATCTGCCTGACAAGTATGAAGGCCAGAGTGCTCCTATTGGGAATACTCCTTCTCACTTGACCAGTCCAAGAGCTGCTTGTCGAATGATCTTGCAGAATACTGCTAGACTCAGCGAAGGTCAGTTCAATGGCCCTGCAGCAGCACGTAGTCTTCTGGCCCTGGAACAGGGAAAGACTGAGCTTGCTCAGGACATCCTGCTTCAGAGTGTAAATCAGTCTCTGCCAACTGGGGCAACTACGGTTGCTGGTGATGGTGCTCCTCTGAGCAACTATCTCATATTCCCACTTATCCGCAGAGTCTTCCCTCAGTATATCCTGAGTGAGATTGCAGCTATTCAGCCGATGGATAGACCAAACGGTAAGATTTTCTGGCTTGACCAGTATCGAACCGAAGACCCAAGCGCAGGTCTTGAGTCTCGTATTGACCTGAACACTTCGAGTTCTCCGTTCAATACTTCCTATGCTGACAATGCCACTGAAGGTCTTGCTGCAAGGATTATCAGAATGAAGCTCTCCAGTGAGCTGGTTGAAGCCAAGACCAAGAAACTCGGAGCTGCATGGTCTATCGAAGAGATGCAGGACTTGAGAGCATACCATGGTCTGGATGCTGCTCAGGAACTCCTGGGTGGTGTGGCTAGAGAGCTTGCTCTTGAAGTCAATGCTGAAGTTCTGAACGACATGATTCTCCAGGCAACTGCTGGTGCTCTGACTTTCGGAACTACAATCCCTGCAAGTGGATTCGTTAATCAGCCCGAGTGGGATGCCTATATCTGGAACTATATCCAGAAAATGGACAACATCATATTCGGACAGAGAAACGGAGCTATGACCCACCTGATCTGTGGTATGGATGCTGCTCTTGCTCTGGCTAAGTCCATGAGAGGCACATTCTCCATCGGTGGTGGTGCCAATGGTGACGGTTCAATGGAAGGCCCATATCCTGGAGTTACCTTCTTCCCGATTATGACTGCTCCTAACGGAAGCAGATACAGAATCATGAAGACCAACTTCTGGGCATCTGGAACTACAAATGGTTCCAAGGTTATGTGCTTCAGACGTGGAACTGAGTGGAATGACACTCCGTACATCTATGCACCATATGCCGACTTCACCACTCCTATGTTGACCGACCCGTCAACATTCGATCAGAAGCAGGGTATTATGACCCGGTTTGCAAAGAAATGCGTTACTCCTAACGCAATCGGAACAATCACCGTGTCCTCTGCTGTTGGACAGCTTGTATAAGCCCTAACGGGTTTTACACTAAAGGCCCTCTGATGTAATAGTCAGGGGGCCTTTTTCATGCTATACTGTTTCTATTATGAATACATATATATACAACCCAAGTAAATGTCCACAATTCTTTGGAGCAGATGTTGTGCTCCAACCTAACAACTAT